TAAATTAGATTCCCTTTTAATATTGGAATTTCTTACAGGTATTTTATACTCGCGCTCATTAAACGTAGGATCTCCACAGATGCCCCTAAATACAATGTCACCATCAGCAGACATTAAAGCCCCAGCTGATAACTCAAAGCGTATAATGTCACATCTAAGTCCGTTAAAACGAATGTCAGCAGCTTCCACAGTGGCATCAAATTGAGTCATGGTGCCACCAATGGGAAGCGTATTTGCTATTCTTATATTACTTCCATTGATAGAAGGCAGATTTCCCCCAAGCGCAAGGTCAACACTTTCATTTATATTATCAATTGGTTGTGGAGTAAAAATGCCAGTTTTCCATGTGTATGTCGGGGAATATGCGCTTATATCTGATTCAACCCACCTAAACACTTGATTTGTACCATTATCGGCATCATCATATAAACCAATATCTGAAGCGTTTGCCACAGTTGGGTCAGAATCTAAATAAATTCGAGCTGCAAATATATAAACTGCCATAACTATCCTGAACTGGAAGAGCTGGAAGAAGAAGAGCTGGAAGAAGAAGAGCTGCTTGATCTCCGTTGTGAAAAAGTTAAATTAAAATTAAATTGATCAAATCTTACATGGGTTATTGATATAACTTCATTTAACCATTGGCATATATAAGAGCCTGAACCTTCATTTTCCCTGCCAAAGATATAATTATTGTCCTGTGCCCTTATGGTTAAATCAGCATTTCTCACTGTTACCATTAAATGATTTATTAATGCTGCGGCTTTATTTTGTCTTAAAACCATTGGAAGTGTTGTTATATATCTGTCTGTTAATTTGTCAATAGTAAAAGGTGAACCGTCCCTTGTGATAGCAGTTGTAAAATTATAATCAGTTGAACTTTCCGGAAAATCAGGGGGGTATCTCAAATCTTCAATAGTACCTATTTGCAAATTTCCTTCTGCTATTTCAGTCGGAAGGTTATAGGAAGGCTTGCTCTCCATTATAAATTCTATTTCAGTATTGAAGTATAGCCACGGCGCTTCCATAACAGGTTTTGCGTCAATTGAAAGCATCCTTACACCAAAATCCCCGGAGTCACCCAAATCAGGGCCGAATGGATAAAAACCGCTGTTAGTTCCAAGTCTTAATGTGACAGAAACACCCCTGGCATTATCTAAATCATTAAAAATACTCAATAAAGTATCTGTTAAAGTAGCATTCATTAGCCATGTGGCCCTGAATGTTCTTATGTCGTTACTACTGCTATTGTCCCATATTCCATAATTTTTAGGGATTAAAGCTGTATGAATTAAAGCAGGAATAATTGTGGTAACATAATCATATTGAGGTGGGTCTATTTCATGATCAGTAATAACCGTATCTTCTCCAATTGTATGAGATATTACACCCTGAAGATTGCAAGCTGAAAACAATATATTATTAACAGTATCTACACTTTGGCCATAATAAGTAGCACTTTTATTACCGGTATGGACAAGAGACAGTGTGCCTGAAGTAGTATATTTATAAACTCTAATATAACCATCATCAGCACTGACATACACTATTTTATTAACAGTATCTACGTCCACACCTTCAGCAACAATAGAAACATCACTATCAAGCGCAGCGCTAAAAGTACCATCGGCATAATATCTATAAACAAAAAAACNATACATTAAACGCAGCGTCAAATATTAATTTGTAATTTGTGTTGATGTCAACAGCTACACTCACGCCATTTGATGGATGAACAAATGTGTTTACAGAACTACCAACGCTCAAAGTACCATCAGTAGCGTACAGGTATGACCTAAGCCCACCATTATTTTGAAGTGTACCGGTGAATAATATTCTCCAATCCGTATCAATACACATACTTAATGGTTTATATGTTTCAGTTGCAATTTTATCTATATTAGCCCCTATAGTCCCGTTGTCAGCATATGAATATGATTCTATAGGTTCATTCAACAAAACAGCAGCGAATAATAGATTGAGGTCGGTATCAACAGCAACACCCATAGCCCATACGCCAACAGTAACATTGTTTACTGCTGTTAAATTACCGGAATCATCATAACTAAGACTAAATATCTTATCTTCCAGACATCCAAAGGCCAATCGGGGTGTTTTAGTTGTATCAAGAACTATTTGCTGACCGACCGCACTGCCTCCTGGTGTATAAGAACCTGCCACAGTCATAACAGCGCCACTTGTATATATATAAGTGTATATCGCAGGCAGAGATGTGGTAATAAACATTATAAACTTATCTGGATCACTTGTTATGCCCCAAATTGCAGAGTAATCAGATTTAGTCTCAACATATGTTAAAACACCTGAAACTTCTGTTGATGATACACCTATATTTATCATGCTCTTTGAATCCCTACTTTTTCAAGGTCAAGATGCCCATATCTTATAGCGTCTTCCATTCTTCTGGCTACCGTTGACAATTCATCCTTTAACAATCCAACTGTTGCAGGGGAGGCGTTTCCATTAATTGTAACAGGTATATTAACAGTAGTTCCCCCTACCATTTGTCTTGTCTGATTTGAAGTAAATATCTGCGAACCAGTGGGAAGTTTTGCCAATTCAGGGCCTTGTTCTCCCACTAATGACATACCACCAGGGGCGCCCATTGTTCCACCGGCAAATGAAGCCTTTTTAATACTGCTTATCTGGCCTGCTGTAGATGCTATTATTTGTCCTGCAACTAAAAGAGATAATACTAATTTTGCCACAGAACTTTTTATACTATCATCAGTCCAAACAGCCCGGATACCTGACACCGCAGCACTTGCAGCATCAGCAACAGCCAGCCCTATAAGAATACGTTTCTTTTTCTCAGCTGACCGCTTTGAATTAATTACAGATTGCCTTGCAAGATTAGTTAAACTTTCACCAAGCGCTCTTGAATTATTAAAAATAGCATCATTTATATTCGCTATTTCACGGGCATCATCATCTCTTAGCTTTTTCTTTTTTAAAAATGTAGCTTTTGCATCTTCAAGGGCTAAATCTCGAATATCTTTTAATACTTTTTCACCGGCTTTTTCAATGTCTATTCTCTGTTCAAATGTAGCTCTTGCATCATCGAGTTGAAATTTCCTAAATTCAGCAAGTGCTTTTTTCCCGGCATTAAACTTGTCCTTTGCAAGCTGTTCTGCCGCTTTTTTCGCATCTGGGTCTACTGTTACAAGAGCAGCCTTCCTCTCTTTTTTCCGCCTTTCTTGTTGTTTATCAAAAACTTTCTGTAGAGATATTACACCAACCAACTTCTTTTGTTGCTCTATAATGGCATTAAGTTTTTTCTCCTCTGACTCCATAAGCTTATCAGCCATATCTAACTGATTTGGTCCAACTCTACCAGCCCTTATGTCAGCTATTCTCTTTTCAACTTTTTCACGTTCAATCGCCAAATCTGTTAAAGCCGTTTCACCTTTTGCTATTACTCCTATTCGCCCTATTGGGTCTATTGCGTCTTTAATCCCTTTTGCCATTTCACCTATTTTTTCTACAACACTATTAAAGGCTGGAAGAAGCTTTTCGCCAACAGCAACAGATAATTCAAACACATTAGATTTCATTATTGCAAGTTTTGCCTTTGTTGTATCAGCAGCATCTTCAATTGCGTTAGGAAATCGTTCTTCCCAAATTTCCAAAAGTGCGTTTCTTATAGATGTAGAATCTTTTTCAACAACCCTCTTAATATTACCTGATTGTATTACAGCTTTTGCGCCTGTGCGGTCTATTTCAATACCAAGCTTTCTAAGCGTCCGTTTGTTCAATCCAATAAAAGCATCAAGCACATCAACCATCTCCCTATTGAACAAAACAGCAAACCCCGCCAATTGTCCTCATTTGCTCAATAGTTGGATCAATACCAACAGCCCTGAGTCTGACAAATGACTGAACCACATCTTCAGTTTCAAGTGGAGAGGTCCTTGCAAACTCCCTTATCGCAGCAAGTGCCTGTTTTGCCTTTTCTCCACTTTCACTAACTATTTCAAGCTGTTTTGCCATTACCTCCATACTTGCAGCAGCACCTATGGTAAATTTAGCTATTCCAATAGCAGCAAGGGCAACCATAGCACTTCTAAAATTAATAACCTTTTTTAATACACCGTCTACTTTTTTGCCAAAACTGGCAAGCCCATCGCCAAACTTTTTAGCAGATTTTGATGCTTTATTAAACGCTTTTTTTGCCTCACTCCCAAACCTTTTCATCCTACCAGCCGCCTTGTCAGCAGGCTTTGAAAGTTTATCAAGCATTTCAAGTTTAACGACTACTCGTGCCATTATTTTCTCTTTTTCCTATCTTCTTCAATTTGTCTTAATTCAAATTTATTAAAATAATAATCCAGAACCTTAAAAGCTTGTATAAGTTTATAGGGCTGATAATACATTCCTTTACCATCAGGCCACGCTATATAATTACTGCGTTTATATTCTAAAAAATAAGGCAGGAGACTGCAATTTTTTGCAACAGTACGGGGACATGCCTGCACAAAAATTGATCCCCTGCCTTTACAATAACTACATTTTTTATTCTGTCCCTGGCAAAAAATACATTCATCTATTTTCCAAATGTTTTTACGTTTGAACGGTCTTACACAGCCTAAGTTTTTTCTTTTTTTCAGGAGTACATTTTTTACAATCGTAAATTTGTACTAAAGTAGTATTAAAAAAAACATGGGAAGCCGCTATTAATTTTTTACCTCTTCCCCCGTAAGTGTGTATTGCTCAAGATACCATGTATATAACTTGTTCATTAAAGGCATTGTTAAACCATCACAGGGGCCATCTTTATTAAATTTAGGAATAGACAATTCACTTTCCCATCCAGATAGTATAGTTGAAATAAATTTTCTTTTTTCTTCAATTTCTTTATCTATACTCGTTTCATCAATTCCCTTTTCCAACATTAACCTGTTTGCTTCAGCCTCTAAAAGATCATTCCATTCATTCTTTTTTGGCTTGCGCTTGCCCTTAAATTGCTTTTCAAGGTTTTTCTCAGCCACAGGAACAAGCGCTTTTACTGCTTTTATATTAGAATTACCCGTACTTAAATGGTTTTGCAATTCAATTTCTATTTCATCAATCGGCGGATGAAACAAATAAGTAACACCATCTAATTCATATTTAAGTTTCTGGTCTTTCGATAAAGGTATCATAAAAGTCCCCGTTTCTTTAAATTGTTAAAAATTAATTAATTCTATCCAGAACTTGAAGAGCTGCTGGAACTGCTGCTCGAAGAACTGGAGGATGAGGAGCTTGAATTTCCACCCCTTACCCTTAAAGTAAAGTCATTTTGGTTTACCTGTCCTTCAATATCCCATGATTGAACACCATCTTCATCAGAAGGTGTTATTTTTGTTATTTGAGTATTATTAGCAATTACTTCAACACCCGTATTGCTTCCCCATGCAAACGAAGTTGTGCCTTCGGTAAGCGCTTCAAGATTTGACATAGGGTCAGTGGTAATATCCTGATATACTTTAGTAGTAAATTTAATTTTCCTTGTCGTTATATGGCCTATGCCAACGCCTGTAGCATGGGAAGGTAGAATACTTAAACTTGTTCCCTGATTGCCGCTAAATTCAGCCATTAACCATCTGTAATCAGCATTACCATTAATAGTACTTGTAGTACTCGTTAAAGGTGGAACCGCTACTGTATTATCACTTACAGTCGGGTGAGTGGCATTTGCTACTTTTGTATATCTTCCGGGCCCGGTTAATTCAATTTTCCCAATATTATCCCCGCTTGCATCAAGTGTTATCTTCCAATCAAATTTAAGATTACCGGCCTTTTGAAGCAGAGACGCGCTTGTATTTAAATCACCTGAATATTCCCAAAGTGTACCATCTGTATAAACGGTATTTGAAGGTTTTGCAATAAAATCACCATTATTTTCAGAAAGTGAAAACCTGGCACACCTCAAAGCCTTTAAAAAATGTGGAGTCACACCGGCATCAGGCTCACCAAAAGGCTTCAAATAAGAAATGAGAGTTACATTACACATCTTGCGCCCTATAACAGCCGCATCCTGCATATAACCATCACCCACATTTTCAATTTCAGTTGCTTGATAATCAGGTTCTATTTTACTCCCAGGCTCTGCTTTGTAAAAATCAGAAGTCCCGGTTAAAGCTGCTTCAGGGGTGCCTTCTGTGTCCTGAACCTTAAATAGAAACTTTCGTAATACTTGTTCCATAATGTTTCCTTTCTATCCTAAATTATACGGATTTAATTTATGTATAAAAACAGTAACTTCAATTATCACATAAACATAAAATTCCCATTGTTCCTCATTTGATAAATCATAAGCATATCCATTGCCTGTTTTTTCTGTTTTTTGCGCCCTTTGTCCTCTGCTTACATCATTCATAATGTGCTTTATAATATCAGCAGCTACATTTCTTGTAAGATATGGTAATTCTGTATTTTCGTTTGCGTTTTCATCGTTTTTGTCTACATAATATTTAATTATATAAGTAAGTTTGTCCTGTGTATTCAATGTTATTTCATCTTCAGCCTCCGACCAGGGGCCGCATAACATTATATAAGGATACCTATCTCCAATACTTAATACAGTCCTTTCAAGCTCCACTGTTGGAGTGGCTTTATTTGGGTATGTCTGTAAAGTCTCCAATCTATCTTTAAGGTTTTGAGTAATAGCAGCTTTAATACTATCGGCCATAATATCTTTTACCCACTCACATAAGGATTAAGTTTATTAATTAATGCTTTTATTTCCAATACTACATATATATAAAATTCCCAAATACCATCTATAGAAACATCAAAAGCATAACCGTCTTCCAGCTGCCTTGTATTTTGAGCCAGCCCACCTCTTGAAACATCATTCATAATATGCTTTTCAATGTCAGCAGCAACATTCCGGGTTAAATAAGGTAATTCTGTATTTTCGTTTGCGTTTTCATCGTTTTTGTCAACATAATATTTAATTATATAAAGCAAATTATCACGGCTTACTTCTGGCGTTTTATCATCAGATTCAGTTTGAGGGCCACAGATAGTAATATAAGGGTATCTATCACCTATACTCAATACGGTTCTTTCAAGTTCAACTGTTGGGGTGGCTTTATTCGGATAGGTTTTAACTGTTTCCATCCTATCCTTTAAGCTTTGAGTTATCTGTGATTCTATACAATCAGCCATTATAATTTACTCATTTGTTTTTCAACTTTTTTAGTAGCTCTGTCTACTGCCCTTTGGCCACGTTCAACCATTTTCCCTTTTTTCTTATTAAACTGCGCTTTAAAATCAAGTCTACCAGTAAGCATTTTTCTTACTGTTATACTGTGAACACCTATAAAAAGTAAATCTGATCTGCTAAATTTCCCCCGGTTATTTCTCTGCGCATCTTTATTAAAATAATAAGTATTACCGCCCTTTTTTAATCCTACAAGCTTCCCTGTTTCTATATGTTTTCTAAATGCTTTTGATTTTAAACCAGTTTTCACACTACCTTCTGAAATACCACCTCTATATCCACTTGTTTTTAAATTTTTATACATAGGAATAGGCATTTCACTACTTGAGGTTATTGTTCCACCCTGGCTTAAAAATTCCAGTGCTTCTTTTAATTGGTGTCTACCTTTTCTCATTACACCCATAGTAAGGGTTAAATCATTCACACGTTTTGCAAAAGGCAAATCCCATCTAAACAACCCTGCTATCTGCGAAGCCCAATACCCTGGACGTCTTTTTAAACGCCTTTTCTTTATAGCATTCCTATAACCTTTTGTAAAGTTCTTTCCTTTAGCCCCTCTGGTTCCTATAAATCTTCCACCTTCATTCTGCATCCATATAGAAAGAAAACCAATAAATGTTTCAGGCATAAAATTTATGGCTTTTATTACTTGCTTATCACCTATTATTTTACCTCTTAAATCAGCCATTATTTAAGCCCCAATTCCCAAGCGCCTTCATCATCCATGATAATTCCGGATACTCTAAAAGTTGTATTCTCCGAATCATTGAAACGCTTTTTTAATTGAACCTTATCTTCCTTCACCGTAACTGTATTAATCCCTTCAGTGGCATCAGTTGCTATAATAATACTAATGGCATAGTACCGGTTTTTGCTCTGAGTCTCCCCCCCTGTGCGCCTTGAAGTGTTGGTTGAATTTAAACCATCCCTATTAATAACCGCCTTAATCGTTTTTGCAGTTCCCCCTGATGGTGTATAAATAATATCTTCCTGGGAGCCACTATCAAGAAAAATATCTGTCATGTCTGCCTGTAAAGTTAAAGGGTTAGTCATTATTCATTCCTTATTCTATTTAATTCAATTTCCTGCCGGGTGTCTCTAATTTTCATTTCTCAACAATTTAATTTCCGATGTTAAGCACCTTACTGTTTCAACAAGTCGCGCATTTTGTATCCATTTGAAATTCTCTTTCACTTGTAACTCGCTGCTCTAATGCTGCAAATCTCATAGAACCATAAACCAAAGAGCCAATTATACTTAATACAATGGTAACAAATTGCCAATTTATTTTCTTCATAGCAGCTCCTATTAAAAAAGGGGCAGGGTATTTTTACCCTACCCCGTTAATAAACAATGCTAACCTCTTGTCAATTTTACATCTACGCACTTGACGAAGAGGAAGATGAAGAGCTGCTGCTGGAGCTGCTCGAAGATGAATAAGCCTGCGGTCCCGCGTTCAAATCAACAGTAACATGAGAATCAGAGGTAGCCGCATCATCAACAACTCTTCCCAAAACAAAGTCAGTATTCATGCTTGCGCCTGCTTTTTTCCTTGCTTCATTTTCCGAAGCATCCCAAAGCGCAGTTTGACCCTGAGTGAATGAAATGCTTGTAGACTTAGGAAAACTAAATCTACCCGCAATCATAGCCTGCCCTGTTTCACCATTCGCCAAAGTTCCAGAAGTGGCAACCTGAACACCTTCCCATACAATAGCAGCTATTCTCCTGCCAGTATCAGAATCCTTAATACTAAAAACCTCATGATCTGTTATACTCTGACTTGACCCTGTGGCATTAGTATAAGTTAGTTGTACTTCAGTTGGTCCAGAATCATTTACAAGCCTTGCTTCTAAAGTCATTCTACACCCCCTCTATTAAGTTGATGAAGATGAAGAAGAAGATGAGCTGGAAGATGAGCTGGAAGATGAGCTGGAAGATGAGCTTCCAAGACTTCCTGCGCCAGGCCCATAATTAAGATCAACCGTCACTTTATCAGCCGCTGTAGCAGCATCATCAACACACATGCCAAGCACAAAATCATTCATAGTATTACAAGTGGCTGAATTACTTGCTTTATTAGCAGAATAATCCCACCAGACAGTCCCACCCTGACTGAAGCTTACACTTGTATCCTTTTCAACTCTTACACGGCCTTCAATAAGAACCTGGCCTGTTTCACCATTGGCGAGCGTTCCTATTGCTGCAACCTGAGTAGAAGCCCAAAGAACACAAGCAATCCTTTTTCCAGCACCATCCTTAATAGCAAAAACCTCGTGATCTGTAATACTTCGACTTGATCCAGAAGCATTAGTATAGGTCAATTGTACTTCGGTTGGTCCCGAATCATTTATTAGTCTTGCTTCTAAAGTCATATTTTTTCTCCTTTATATTAAAATTTATATTTCAATTATTTGGCTTCTCCACTATTACAGTACAATCCGCGATAATCAACAACTGTAAATACAAAGTCATGTTCAATTACCCATATCATCCCTCTTGCATCTCCGGTAGGAGTGGGGGCTGTATCGGTAAATGGGCTTGTCTGTCCATTAAGCGTCCAAAGTGTAACAGTATCAACATCCATCGGATTAGCAGCAAGATACCAGGGATAATAAGAATCGTCAATATTATCAAGCTCTGCATCTGAAACTATTGTAAGGTTCCGAGGGCTTCCAGGTCCATGAATATTAGCCGCTGCCGTACCTTCAGCCGCCGAATCCTCACCACTCACATTATAACCAATGTTATTCATTAGCTTGAAAGTCTCAAGGTTATAATTGGGACCAATAAGAATGTAATTCGGAATGATATCAAGATAAATTGATTCTGAATCACTATTATCAGGTGAAGACGCTGTTTGATTTGCCATATTCACAAAAGCAGTATCTAAAGTTGACTGTGAGGGAACTGCGCCTGAACCGGCCGCAACAAAATTATTATGATTTGCTGCATTAAAACATCTTACACCATCCTGATTCATCGTAGGTCCTAAGAAAGCAGCGCCACCGCTTCCATTGTCATCATAAAGGAGATTATAACAGCGCTTATTCATATGCCGCCTCAATGCCCTTGCCTGTTTCTGTGGTATTGTGGTAAGCATTGCCATGTCATCATTTACCATTGCCTGACGGGAAAGTATATATTTGGTCCCCCATGTCTTTAACCTAGCAAGTTCTTTCAGGTCTGACATGTTAGCCATTTCAGGAGCTTCACCTTCCTGGATTTCTTTTACTATCACCCATTTCTGATAACCTGGGAAGATCAGCCTGTTTAAAATCTCTTAATGAGCCATTGCCTACCCATCTTTCAAAAGTTGATGGTGCTGTCTGCCAGCCTTTTTGTGCTGATTTGTTAAGAACATTTGAAAGCACATTAACAAAGTCACCGCTTCCCTGAGTAGGAGCCTGTGCAAAATAACGATGTTCAACAAGCTTATCAAAAACCTGCCCACCACTCATAAACATTACATTATGACCATCAGCAGTTAGACAATATTTTGCAAGGTTCTGTAATGTCAATCCGGAAAACTGAGTTTTTGCAACTTCTTTCCTTATGTCTTCATTAACCAACATTCCCGTATTTAAAAGAATTGAATTTACCATAGAATTTCTCTGCATGGCAATATTATCATTATTCACTTCTATTTCACCTGTTGATTTAAGCTTTTTTGCTGCTTCATCAATCATCAGCTTACGCGCATCTGACAATTTTGTTTCATCATTAATAAGCTTTGCAGCAAACTCTTTTTTAAGTCCAAACTCTTCACAAGTAACATTAATTTCCTGGACTCTTTCCCTTTCCTGTTTTCTGGCAAGCTCTTCAACTTCCTCTTTTCGAGCAGCTGAAATTTTATCCTCAACAGGAATCTCTTTTTTTTCTACCTTCTCTTTCATTCCGGTATCTCCCTCTTCTAAAGTTATTTTTAATTCCTCTTTCTTTTCCTTATTTTCTTTTTTGTCATCTTTCATATCTACCACCTTTTCAATAGAATTTAAAAGTGTTTGTTTATATTCAGCATTTTCTACATATCTATTTATAAAAGAAACCGCCTTTTCCATTGCATCCGGTTGTTTTAAAAATTCATCCATAAAGGCAGTAACTTCAGCAGAAGGTTTTACACCATCACTGAAAAACTCAAACATATCATCCCCCGTAGCAGGTGAGTCAACAATATCAGAAGCAGCAAGTTCCCTCACTCTTAAAACAGGATTAAGCTCATTCCCCTCTTCATCTGTTTCTGGCTCCCCTTCTTCATCAACCCTGGCAACAGTATCAGCCCTTACTACAACAGAAGCACCAAACATATCAGGCTCTTTTTCTGCCATGTTTTCAACATAAGTGCCTAAATCGCCCTGTGGAGTTTCAAAGGCAGTATCACTTATATGTAAATCTGCTCTGGCATGTTCACCATCAACACGAAAATTTTTAGAGCGCCCTAAATAAGTCCCAAAAGCAGTACTGCTCATATTAGGATGACCGAATCTTGATTTTATACCATGTTTATGAGATTGCCCGAACTCAACAACCTGGTCAACAGTTTTCTGATCAGCATCTATTCCATGACCTTTTAACTCCCCAACTGATATGACAGAATAACCCCTTATAACATGGTTTTCTCTGTCAACAGGATTGGCATCTTTTAAACCTCTTGAAACACTACTTCTCAGTCTTATTTTTTTTTCCTTCACTTTCATCCTCCAGAATATCTATTTCAATTTCCTTTGGTATCTCAAAACCTTCAGGAACAATATTCAATTTCATTTTCTTTTTTGGTTTTTTGTCACTCAGTATTATCATCATCTTCCTTGTCTACTAAAACATTTCTCTGGCTCATATTGTTCATAATTTCATCATTATCAATGCCAAGCTCTTTCATAGTTTTCTTTTCAAGTGATATTTGGTTTAATTCATCCACCCAATCAGTACCATATCTTTCAGCATACCATCTTTGAAGAGTTTCCATATTTGCATTTACCAAATCAATAGCGGCTGTTGCCTCTTTTGCTGGATCAATAAATTCAAACCCAGGGCCCTGCCATTGCACTTGATTAAATTTCCAGGGGTCTCTTAGATAATCACTTAAATTTTTACCGGGAATTTTCCCTTCAGCAAACATTAATTTTACATAATTTTCCCAATCAGGCTGACAAACAGCTTTAGCAAACCACCTTTGAATCCGCTTATAAGTCTTTCTATCTTCATTGGTATTAATTCTCCCTGATGCCATGTTTGTTTTCACAAGATCACGGGTAACAGTTTGATATGATATTCCAAGTGTCATGGCAATTGCATGTAAAAGAAGCCTTTGTAATGGTTCAAGAACTTCTTTTATAGAATCGTCAGCCTGAATGACAGTAGGTTCCTCCCCCTTTTCCCCATAATGTACTTTACCCGGCTTCCATTCAAGCTGATTGTCTGCATTTTTGTCTTTGGATATCATTCTGTTCATCAAAGAATTTGGAACAAATAAACTAACCATTGCTTGAATCCGTGAGGCTACCAATTTATCAGATATCAATTGTTCATTTGCCCAAAGATATTTTAAAGCGGTTATTATCCACGGAACACCTATATATTGTTCTGCTTGAACTTGTTTATAAGAATGCCAAATGTTGTCAGAATCAAGTGGTTTATCAAATCCTTTTATCCAATAAGATATGGGCGCTACCATTTGTATTAAGATTTATCCCAAATACAGTATTTTTTATGCGCGGGTCATCAAAAGAAGTGCCTTGAAAATCCATTGAATCATTTAATCGTAATATATTTGGAGTTAAATATTGAACTGAAAGAAAATTTCCTTTTGCAGCCCTAACTTTATTTGTAAGCGTTGAGCCAGTTGTAAATATTTCAGAAAATCTCATTTTCTGTGCTTCTAAATGAGTATTTCTACCCGTTGCATCCCATTCATCGTTATATCGTTTCCATCCTTCCGCTAAAGCTGCATTTATTCCATCAATCGGTTTGCCTTCAATGGTTTTTATTCTCGGTTGTGGTCTTAATCCCGTTCCTACCACATTTGAAAGAAGTGCATTTAATAGAGCTTTTGTATGAGAATTATTATCAATCGATCTTATTGCCCTGGCTATAATTTGTCTCCAATATGGCCTAAAATTTTCAGTCGGAGTATCTGCGGTTGTTGTCCAATCTTCCTGAAGCCTGCCCTGATTTGCAGCATCATAATGTAATCCTGAAGAAAATTTTGAATATTGATCTTTAAAACGCCCGTGTAATTCCTGATATCTGCCTAATTCATATTCATTTCCAGGATATCCGGCGTTCATAGCCTTCCAATCCTGTAATAAATATTTAACTTTCTTTATAAATCCTATTTTTTAGGCATTAATTAGTTACTCCGGTAAATTCAACTTCAAGCGAACCACCATAAGTTTCACCATTTACTTCAGCTTCCACAATTTCAATAAAAGCCTGCAAATCTTTAAGGCTTGTATATTTAATTGTCCTTCCACTTATAGTGACTTCTGCGGCTCCGCGTTTAGCAATAGTGAGAATTGCTGCTTTTAAATTACTTAAATCTGTTGCGGTATATTTTAAGGCCATAATATAATAAAAAAAGGCTAATGTGAAAAGTGTGGGCTTCCCACAAAGCCTATATATAAAAAAAAACGTATAGGGGGGCGCCCACACGCTTTCATTTAAACTATTTATCAGAAGATTTTTATAAGTACTTGTCTATAATATAATATAAAAGGCTGGAAATAAAGCAATCTATTTTTTCTTGGCAGGTTTTTTTCTTGCAGTTTTTATTTTTTCATATAAAATATTACACTCTCCATCCATCATAAATATATTAATCATCTTCCAACCCTGTGAAAGCTCTCTATTGAGAATGTTTGCAAGATTTCTCTCTTTTTTATTATCAAATATACGATATTGGGGAAAAGTCTGTGTTTTGTATTTAATTTTATTCATGGCAACTCCCATATTAAATGATTAACTGCTATTTCTGTTTTATATACAAAATCACCGCTTTTATATATACGGGCTTTTAATTCTGAACCTTCTGGCACACTTATAGTGTCTTTTTCCCATTGATATTGTAAATAAGACACTAACTGACCCTCACATGAAATTTTAGTAGCACTGGCACTTTTTGTGAGATAAAGAAACACCGTTACAGGGTCTTCAGTTCCCATAGGATTATTATTTTCACAGGAAACGAATAAAAATACAATTACTATTAATAATATACAGGTTTTCATGATTTGCTCCTTTCAATTCCAATACTCATTATATTTAAATACCATATCCATATCCAGCTCTTTGTCTTTTCCTTTGTTCAATATTTCATTTAAGCGTTTCCAGACATATCCATCGGGGACTATTTTACCTTTAGAAGCTTTGACTATCATTTCAGCTTCTATTACCTTTAAATAGAACTTTAATTTAATACCATATAGAAATGATTTAATTTTTTTTAGCATCCTACCACCCTGCAGCTTTCATATCATCCATATAATTACCTAAAAAATTATCTGGCATTTTAGGTGCTTCTTTTTTTTGTTCCCCGACATCTTCTTCCTGAGTAGCTTCCTCAATTTCCTTTATCTTGTCTTCCTAGGAAAAACATAGACTGACAAATCAAGAATATTTGTAAGAGCAACCAAATACGATTCAATATCCCGGTAATGATCTGGCTTCCCGTGTAAATTACCTGTCATCCTACCTTTTTTTAGTGTTTCCTCGCTGGTCTGTGTATTCTTCATCATATTGATTTAAAACCTGTTTACAATAATCATCCGTTACATCAATAGGTAAATGCCAAATGCTGCTTTTTATTTGAGAAGCCACAATCCTTGAAAACTTTTCTGATTGACCATGATAAAATCCTGATTTCTTTCTTTCAATTAAAGGCGCTGTTCTGTGAGAAGTGCCTATATAGGCAACCCAATTCTGCATATGGGATACAATATAATCAACATCTTTTGCCCTGTGTCCGCCTCTATCAATTATACCGGCTAAAATAGGAACCTTTTTTTTGCTTTTCTTTTGAAAGGGTATTCCATATATAGATTTCCGGAGAATATTATACACATCAGCAGGATTTTCATAGTCCTTCATATCACAGAACACAAAATCGTGTCTAATCAGCCACGTTTCCAAACCCATACCATATCCCCGTATAATATAATAAAATCCATTATCCTGAGTATCCACTCCAACCAATAATATAGATACCCCTTCAGGAAGAAAAGCATTATCACCATACTGCCTGTAAGCCGCAGCACCTTTTACACACTTGCTCTTAAGGTAATTTTCACTATATCTGTCAGCCCTTAATTTAACCCAATCAGCCATATCTTCATTTCTATAAGTTTTCAACTCTTCAGGATTTGGGCTTTTAAAAGCTTCAAAATATGAGGCCAAACATTCTGAAAAGGTCCAGGTAACATCAACCAATCTATTCCAATTCACAACCCCATATCTTTGCTTAAATTTAAGACCCTTTCCAGATTGATTAACTAATTTTAACCCTTTATCATGAGTAAATTTTTTACTACTCACAATTGCATATTTAACATTCATTGCCATTTCGAGTCTATGTTCATCTGTTATTTGGAACTTGCAAAATTCACATTCAAGATAAGCAGCGTTTTCTTCTCTTATCCTTTCCGGGTTATGATCAGTTTCACCGTTTTTGTTTGGCTTTTCTTTTATTTTTGCATCATATATAAGTTGATATTCTCCGCATTCGGGACATGGATAAACTGGCTTAAAGAAAATAGTCCCCGGACGGTGAGCAATTTCAAAAGACGGGTCCTGGTCTGTCTGAGGTGAAGTCTCATATAAAATAAAAGTCCTTTTTCCCACCATCCGGAAAGCTTGTTTTCTGCCCTTAATAGCCCTTGTTTGGGAAAATCTCTTTTTTGGCCAGTTTGACAATTCACTTGCTACAATCACACCCGCATTATAAGAAGCAATATCACCTTTTATTCCAGCACTCCCCACATGAATATATAAATGGCTTAATTTAATTTTTCTTTTCGCAAGATCATCATCATAACCACTCCAGTATTTTTTTATTTCAGGAACCTCTTTTATTAAAGGAGTTATTCTTTCCTCTATCATGTCTTTAACTTTATCTTTATTATCATATAGAAACATCATATTTTGATTGTCAGTATCTATTTTAAATCCTATAATAATTTCACTTAACAAACTTTTACCGGTTTGAACAGACCCTATAAAAGTAAGCTCTTCAAAGTATTCCGATATATTAAGAGGAAATAACTGCCAGGGAAATAATTTAATATCACCCTGAGTGGCATAAGCTGTAGTTAATTTAAAACACTTTTCGGCCCAATCAGAAGGCCATATAAAATCTTTTATTTTAAAAAATTCCCTATGACCAGGCAAAAAAGGGTAATTATGTTCTGTTTTCCAAGTTAAAATCATTTCATCTCATTTCAAATCATATCAAATCAAATCATATCATTTCATATCATTTCACCTCCTTTAATTAAATTATTCCAAATCCTCCCCTGATTTAATAAATGCATCCATGCCATATTTAAAAAACTCTTCCAAAGTTTTTATAAATTCATGCAGCTCTTTACATTTCTTTATGGCTGCCCACAATACTAAAGCATTCTTTTTAAAGCCATCAGTCATGAATAGTCTTATCTCAGTTTCAGCCTTTTTAAATATTTCATCCACCTTTTTACGGGGGATATTTTTCTTCTCCATATTAGCAATTTCAAGCTCCAATTTGGTGTTCTGGTTCTGCAATTTCTTCAATTCCTCTGCCTGCTTTGCAGTGTCACCCCTGCCCCGCCTTCACCTGCTCGATCTTCCAATTAATCACATCAGTAAGATTATATTTTCCATCATCACTCTGCGGTAGCCCCTTTTTCACCCATAAAAATATAGTTTTCTCTGCTATCCCCATTATCATGCTCAATTCAACCTTTGATAGCCTTTTACATGCCTCAACTGTTGGATATTCTAATTTATTCACTCCAATTACCCCCTTTATTAATTTAAAATAAACCTGAAATTTCTATATATAATGTATATAAATTTTAAAAAGTGCCATTTAAAGCATAAATACCCCAAGTTTTGTAAAAAATTAGTGTGTGTTTTTCCGGGTTTTTTCCAC